CAGAACAGGAAGCTAAACAGGGTCGTGCGGATGTATTTGAACCGGCTTGGGAATGGTTCCAGTCGGGTCCGGTCCAACGACTAATGCCGGGTGGCGCGATCATCGTGGTGATGACGCGTTGGAGCAAGATGGACTTGACCGGCAAGATCGTGGATCACATGACCCGCGAGGAAGGGGCAGATCAGTGGGAAGTGGTCGAGTTCCCTGCCATCCTGAACGACAAACCGCTATGGCCCGAGTTTTGGGGTATTGACGAGTTATTGGCTAAAAAGGCCAGTATGGATGTGCGGTATTGGCAGGCCCAGTACATGCAGGAGCCGACTTCGGAGGAAGGCGCACTCATCAAACGAGAGTGGTGGCAGGTGTGGGACCGCGAGAATCCCCCGATGTGTGAGCACATTATTATGACGCTCGACGCTGCCCAAGAGAAAACCAACCGATCGGACTACAACGCCCTGCTCACGTGGGGGGTCTTTAAGAATGAAGAGACCCAGAACTACAACATTATCCTGTTGAACGCGATCAAAGAGCGGCTTGAGTTCCCGGAGTTAAAGGCGCTTGTCCTAGAACAGTATAAGGAGTGGCAGCCGGACACGTTCGTCGTTGAGAAGAAATCCAACGGTGCGGCGCTGTATCAGGAGATGCGGCGGATGGGTGTGCCGATAGCTGAATTCACGCCGGGTAAGGGACAGGATAAAATCTCAAGAGTTAATGCAGTCACTGATCTGTTCTCTTCCGGTATAGTTTGGGTACCCGACCGCCGATGGGCGTGGGAAGTGGTTGAAGAATGTAATGATTTTCCAAGTGGTACCCACGACGACTTAGTGGACGCCACGACTTTAGCCTTGCTCCGGTTCAGGCAAGGCGGCTTTATTCAGCTTCCGTCTGACGAACCGGAACCGACTCGGTGGTTTAAGAGCCACCGTCGTGAAGGATTTTATTAGGAGAACTTAGATGGCCGTCGATAAAAGTTTGATGGAGGCTCCCCAAGGTATCGCGGCTATGGCTGCGGAGATGGAGCCGATTGAGATCGAGATCGTGGACCCGGAAGAGGTTCGGATCGGCGTTGAGGGAATGGAGATCGAGCTATATAAAGATGAGCCTCGCGCTGATGAGTTCGACGCCAACCTTGCCGACTTTATGGGCGAGAACGAGCTACAGAGTTTAGCGGGCGAACTGATCGGGCAGTATGAGCAGGACTTAGCCTCTCGTAAGGATTGGCTCGATACTTACGTCAAAGGTTTGAAGATCCTCGGCATTCGTTACGAGGAGAGAACGGAGCCGTGGCCGGGTGCGTGTGGCGTGTTCCACCCGCTCTTGATGGAGTCGGCTGTCAAGTTCCAGTCCGAAACTATTATGGAGACCTTCCCCGCGATGGGGCCGGTCAAGGCCAAGATTATCGGCAAGGAAACGGCAGAGAAGAAAGACTCCGCGATTCGCGTTGCGGATGACATGAACTACAAGCTCACGGAGCAGATGCCTGAGTATCGCCCTGAGCATGAACGCCTCCTCCTCAGCCTAGCCCTCTCGGGTAACGCGTTTAAGAAGGTGTACTACGACCCGTCATTGGGGCGTCAGACCGCTGTCTATATTCCCGCCGAAGATATTGTTGTGCCGTACGGCGCGGCTAACTTGGAGACTGCCGAGCGTGTTACGCACCGGATGCGTAAGACAAAGAATGAGTTGAAGAAGCTTCAGTACGCAGGGTTCTATCGAGACATTGATCTTGGCGAACCGATGCGAGTGATGGACGAGGTTGAGAAGCAGAAGGCAGAGGACCAAGGGTTCTCGGCTTCGATGGATGACCGGTTCCAGTTGCTTGAGATGCATGTGAACCTTGACTTGCCGGGTTACCCGGATGTGGACGATGACAACAACGAGACCGGTATTGCACTGCCTTACGTGGTCACTATTGAGAAGGGGACAGGAACAGTTCTAGCTATTCGGCGGAATTGGAGAGAAGACGATGAACTCAAAGCCAAGCGACAGCACTTTGTTCATTATGGTTACATCCCCGGCTTCGGGTTCTACTACTTTGGTCTCATCCACCTTATCGGCGGACACTCTAAGGCAGCTACATCACTTCTTCGCCAGCTTATCGACGCAGGAACCCTCAGCAACTTACCGGGTGGCCTCAAGTCACGTGGGCTTAGAATTAAGGGAGACGATACGCCTATTGCTCCGGGAGAATGGCGAGACGTAGACGTACCAAGTGGTGCTGTGCGGGACAACATTTTGCCGTTGCCGTACAAAGAGCCGAGCCAGACTCTTGCAATGTTGATGGACAAGGTGGTCGAAGAAGGCCGCCGCTTTGCCGCTGTGTCGGACCTGAAGGTCAGCGATATGTCGAGCCAAGCGCCGGTCGGTACCACACTAGCCATCTTGGAGCGCGTTCTCAAAGTAATGTCGGCTGTGCAGGCTCGCGTGTACTACGCGATGAAGCAGGAGTTCAAACTGCTTGCGGCCATCATCCGAGACTACACCCCGGAAGAGTATTCGTACGAGCCGGAAGTTGGTAATCGCCGTGCGAAGAAGGCTGATTATGATGATGTGGATGTCATCCCGGTCAGTGATCCGAACGCGGCAACGATGTCGCAGAAGGTCGTGCAGTATCAGGCCGTGATGCAGTTGGCCCAGCAGGCTCCGCAGTTATACAACCTCCCGCTCTTGCATCGTCAGATGATTGAGGTGCTCGGGGTTAAGAATGCTGAGAAGTTGGTCCCGATGCCGGACGACCAGAAGCCGCGTGATCCGGTCACGGAGAATATGGACGCAATGACGGGCAAACCGCTCAAGGCGTTTATCTATCAAGACCACGAAGCGCACATCGCTGTGCATATGGCGCTCGGCCAAGATCCGAAGATGGCTGCGATGATTGGGCAGAACCCGATGGCGCAGCAGATCACGCAGTCACTTCAAGCTCACATTATGGAGCACGTGGCGTTCCAGTATCGCCGCGAAATCGAGAAGCAGTTGGGTGTCAGCCTCCCGCCGCTCCCGCAAGAAGACTCGGACGAGTACGACATGCCGCCGGAGTTGGAAGTGCAGTTGGCACAGATCAGTGCCGCAGCCGCTGCCCGACTTTTGCAGAAGGACCAAGCCGAGATGCAGGCTCAGCAGAACGCTCAGCAGGCACAAGATCCGCTTGTTCAGATGCAGATGATGGACCTCCAAATCAAGCAGATGGAGGCCGAGACAAAGAAGATGAAGGCGCAAATGGAGATGGAAGCCAAACAACAAGAGCTTCGTCTCAAAGAGCAGAAAAATCTCATCGACGCAGCAGCCAAGGAAGACGAACTCCGCCTACGCGAGGCAGAGATTTCTGGTCGGCAGCAGCTTGATGCAGCCCGTCTTGGCTCAGACATTGAGAAGCACAAGGCGCAAGAATCGAACAGGCAACAGCTTGAAGGTACAAGACTTGGTGTTGAGATCGCTAAGGCAAAAGATCAGGCCGAGCAGCGCCGGGTCAACCCGATGGCGAGCAGCCCTAGGTCGAGAAAAGGTCCCAATTCGGGAGGTTAACGAGGATAGATAAATGGCGTACGGCAACGCTCTTGAGTACTTGGAGTCCCGACTCCAAGAGGAGCGCACTTTAATTGTTGAAGCCCTCATCCAAGGCAAATTGGACGAAGGTGAATACAAGCGACTTTGCGGGGCACTTCAGGGTCTCGACCTCGCAAAGAACCACATACGAGACCTTGCAAAACGCTTGGAGCGCGACGATGAGTAATATTGATATTGAGAAAACGCAGGAAGAGGCAAAGAAAGCCTCGCAACTGCCAGACCCGAAAGGGTATCGAATCCTCTGTGCGGTTCCGCACGTAGAAGAGGAATACGAAGGCGGCATTATCAAAGCCGAGGACACCAAGAGGACGGAGGAACTGACTACGGTCGTCCTATTCGTCATCAAGATGGGTGACCTTTGCTACAAGGATAAGGATCGCTTTCCGACCGGAGCTTGGTGTAAGGAAGGCGACTTTGTGTTGACCCGTCCCTATGCCGGTACCCGGTTGGTCATCCACGGACGGGAGTTCCGCATCATCAACGACGACACGGTGGAGGCAGTTGTAGACGATCCCCGTGGTATCCGTCGCGTGTGAGGTAAAACATAATGGCTATTGAAGATAACGAATTTAAGTTCCCTGATGAAGTAGAGGCTAGTAAAACCGAAGCAAATCAGGATCTTAGCGATGACATCCAAGTTGAAATCGAGGATGACACGCCACCAGAAGACCGAGGCCGTAAGCCGCTACCAAAAGAGGTAGTGCAGGAGCTAGAGAAGGACGACCTAGAGGATTACTCCGAAAAGGTTAAAAAGCGTCTCTCTCAGATGAAAAAGGTCTGGCACGACGAGCGTCGTGAGAAAGAGCGTGCCCTGCGGGAGCGAGAAGAAGCCCTCAAGTTTGCTCAGTTACGTGAGCAGGAAGTCAAACAGCTTAAACAACGGCTCGGTCATAACGAGCAAGCGTTTATTAAAGAAGCTGAGCGTGCCGCAAATACCGATTTGGCGGTGGCTAAGGACAAACTTAAGCAGGCTTATGAGAGCGGCGACTCTGAGTTAATTACTAATGCTCAGGAAGCCCTGACGGACGCAAAGCTAAAGATTCAAAATATCTCTCGTATAAAACCCTCTTTACAACGCGAAGAGGAAAGAGTAGAACAGAATCAACAGGTAACGACACCCCAAGCGGCTCCAGCCCCTCAAGTCGATCATAAGGCTAAGGCATGGCAGGAGCAGAATACTTGGTTTGGTGTGGATGAGGAGATGACCGCCCTCGCACTCGGCCTGCACGAAAAACTGGTCCGGAGCGGCGTAGATCCTAACTCAGATGAGTATTATCGCCGGGTCGATGAAAATATGAAGAAGCGATTCCCCGAAGCGTTTGAAGACGCCGAAGAGGAAGAGCCGATTCAAACGAAACAGGCCCAAAAGCCTGCTCGCACAAAACCAGCTACTGTTGTGGCACCAGCTACGCGGGGAACCGCGCCGCGTCAGGTCCGCCTGACACCGACTCAAGTTGCAATCGCCAAAAAACTTGGCCTGAGCAACGAACAGTACGCACGTGAACTTATGAGACTGGAGAATGACAATGGCTGAGAACAGATTGACTCGTGAAGTTGAAAATCGAGAGTCAGTACAACGCAAAATGGCGTGGACTCCCCCTCAAACGCTCCCTGAACCGGAGCCGAGTGATGGTTGGGTGTTCCGCTGGATCCGGACAAGTATTATGGGTCAAGCAGACCCATCTAATACGTCTGCAAAACTCCGGGAAGGTTGGGAGCCAGTTAGGGCTTCTGAGCAACCCAAATTGATGATGCAAGCTGATCCCAATAGTCGTTTTAAAGACAACATTGAGATTGGCGGGTTGTTGCTCTGTAAGGCTCCGGCTGAACTGATGAAGCAGCGTGATGATTATTACGCTAAGCAAGCTCAGTCTCAGATGCAGTCTGTGGACAACAACTTTATGAGGCTGAACGATGAGCGGATGCCGCTGTTCAATGAACGACGCTCCTCTACTTCGTTTGGTAAAGGTAAATAAATTCATTTTAGGAGTATCAAATGGCTTATCCCACTGTTGATGCACCTTATGGCTTGAAACCGGTCAACCTGATCGGCGGCTTGCCATTTGCGGGTGCTACGCGACAGATTCCGATTGGGAACAACTACGGCACTGCCATCTATAACGGTGATGTCGTCCAGTTGAACTCGTCGGGAAATGTCATCATCACGACCCTTCAGAACGATGCCTCGCCGCTTGCCGGTGTTATTGGCGTGTTCCTCGGATGT